TAAACGAACTTTCTCTTTCTTTAAAGAAGCGAGTCTAGCTTTAAAATCTTTAATTTCATCTTCTGAGAAGAGTGAAGTTGTTACATGCTCTTCACGACCGTAATATTGGTCTTCAACGCGACCTTTGATTTTGTCGAGTTTACCAACGATTACTTTGCTTTCAAGTGCCGGACGTAACTTTGCAAGCTTAGAATATAGGGCAATGTCTTTGTCAGTCATTGCTACTTCCGCAAGCAAGTCATTAATTCCAGATTCTGCATTGGCAATACTAACCTGACGACGAATGTCGTATTGAACACGCATTAAGTAATAACGTGTGTTTACGTTTTCTTCAAACTTGTTTTTTGCTTCGTCAAGCTTTAACTCTGGCTTTTCAAATTCGTTAATAGAAATTTCAGTTACAAGATCAAGTGCAGAAATCATTTCTGCAATTGCAGCTTGCAGGGCGTTTGCTTTTCTTAGTGTAACTTTCATTTTTTCTGTTCCTCTTTATTGTTTAATTACTTAATAACATAACACAGCACACATAAAAGTCAAGAACAGATTTCAAAAAAATAGGCCCCGAAGGGCCTATTCTTTAATTTTTCAGTTATTAGCTGAAGCTTAGGTTTGCAGTAGTAACACCAACTACACCAAGGTAGTCAGCTGCGTTACCAAGCGAACTTGCAGCGTTAGTTAGTTCTACATAACCGTAACGAGTCATGAAGCTAACTACTGGTTCAAATGTTGACGGATCAAGAACAACACCACTGCTCATCAACGGAATGTATGGGCAATAGAAAGCGGCTGCGTCTGATTCTGACGAACCTTTGTAGCCGATTAGAACGTTGTCGCTTGAAGCATATGTGTTAACATAAACCTTCATTGCATTGTTTAGTGTACCAACTAGCTTAGTGTTAGTTGGGGCTTCGAAAGTACCTTCAGTAGTACGAGCAAAAGCACTAGTAGTAGCACTCTGTAGAAGAGTTAGAACAGTTGGTGAAACAACTGCCCAGTTACCAGCACCACGACGTGTACGCTGAGCGATCAAGTTTGAAACACGGTTGATTTGAACAGCTAGAGCAGCATGTTCGTCGCCAACGAATGTTGCAGTACCACTAACAGCAGCTTGGTCGTATGTTTCAACGGCACTACCTGCGAGAGTAGTTAAGCTACGTAGAACTTCTTGGTCGATTTCAGCAGTAATTTCTTGTGCAAGTGCTGCCATGATTTCTGCTTCGACATCAATGCCATGCATTGCTTGTGCGTCTTGAGCAGCTTCAAAAGTCCAGCGAGCACTTAGCTTACGTGACTTAGCTTCAACAGTTTGCTTTAAGATTTGGATGCTTAGTCTGTTACCAGCAGTACCTTCAAGTACAGCAGTTCCAGCAGCAGTATAAGAGTTCGAAACGTTACCTGAGTAACCTTCTGCAATCTTAAATGGTGATAGGGCTTCTTCACCAGCAGTTACACTACCACCAGTACTATCAGTGAACGAATCACTGTAACGTACTCTTAGAGTGTGAATTTGACCAACTGGGCCAGTCATAGGTTGAACACCTACTAACTCGTTAGCGATAACAGTTGGCATTACACGGCGTATAACCGGAAGAATAACTCTGTTAAGAGTTGCGATATTACCAGCAGAAGTAGCACCAGCAGTTGCACTTTCTGAGAGATACTTGCGAGTATTCTCAAGAGTAGTGGCCATAACTGCTTTTTTGTTGCCTTGTAGGCCTTCAAGAAGGGCTGTTTTTGTCTCCTGCCAGCGACTTTCTAGTAGTTCTGACATATTTTTCTCCTTATTTCAATCCAGCTAAACGAACAATGTCAACTACATTGTTGTCGGATGCTGACTTAATCGAACTATTTTCTCTATTGCCTGTAATTTCTTTGCCTTCTGATAAAACTGCCTTCTGCTTTGCTGGCGACTTACCGTCTATTACAGTCGGTAGATACTTGTCAAACGCAGAACGTAGTCTGTTAGTTTGAACACTTTCCAGTAAATCTGTCATTATACTTTTTTGATCTTTACTTAAAGGTGCAACAAGTTCATTTAAAACTTTTTGACGTTCTTGAGATTCAACCAAACGCTTAACTTGTGAATTTTTTGATTCAACAAGATTCATAGCCTTTGCAGCAAGTGCTTTTGCTTCGGCTAGTTGTTTGTCTTTAGCTGTAAGTACCTTAAGTAACTTTTTGCTTTCCGAAGTTTCGTTTAGGTGACTATTTAGATATTCACCAGCAAATGCTTCGAAAATTTTACGACCAAAATCGTTTCTACGTGCAACATCAATATCATCTTTAAGTTGACCAATTTCGGACTTAAGTCCTTTAGCAACTGTTTCTTGAACTGCTTTTGCACTTCTAGCAATAAAGTCTGTTTTGACTTTTGCTATATGTTCTTTAGCTTCACGTACTAAACGTACTTTTGTTTCAGCTAAGTCTTTTTTGTCTTCTTGGAATTCTGCAAGTTCTTTTGCAAGTTGTTCTACAATAAATTCTTCAAGAACAGCAAATTTTGCTGCCATTGATCTTTGATCTTCATGTAGTTCTGAAACTTCTTTAGCAAGAGATTCTGTTACAAATCTTTTTAGAAGATTTGCATTCTCTTTCATAGCAATTGCATAACGTGCTTTTGCTTCAGCTAGCTGTTTGCGATCATCGTGGAATTCTGCCATCTCTTCGGCAAGCTTTTCACCAATCATAGCATCAATTGCTTCGATCATAACACCTTTATCGTGTTCATATTTCTTAGCAAATTCTTCACGAAGCTCGGCAGTTACCATAACACGGTTTTCTTTGATTTTAATATCCCATGCTTCCTGAATTTCAGATTTCATTTGCTCAGTAATTGCATCACTCTCTAAAAGGGCTCTTAATGCTTCCATAATTTTCTCCTTTTATTGGAGCCTGCTTATTATATTTAATAAGCTCTCTGCAATGTATTTTTGTGCCTTTTTGTCGCCTTGAACTTCTTTACTAGTTAGAATTGCCTTGTATCCACCTCTTGTATTCATTAGGTGTTCATATATTGGTGTAGGATAAGCACCTGGTGCACTAGGTTGTGCTACTACATCTACTGTGATTATCTCAAATTCGCTAACATGGCCGCTTCCATCCTCGGCAACATTTCCGCTACCGCGCGATGAGACACCTAGCTTTACTCCGCTTTCAAGCATTGTTCTAACTAGTTGTCCCATCGGGGTAGGAAGTATTTTTAGTTTTCCGTAACCGTTTGGTCCATCCATCCACATTTCTGTAATCATATGGCTTACACGATCAAGGTTTATATTAAGACCCTCTGGATGATCTACTTCTCCAAGAACTGAATAACCGCCAGTAATCTGATCGTTAAGAGTGTTGACAGCCCTGCCTATTTCGTTAACGGGATAAACACGCTGATTTGCGTTGCGTACTCCGCCTTGGATACAAATACCTTTCATGTAAAGATTTTTGCCTTCTTCGGCAGTCTCCACAATCATCCTGGCTTGGTCGAAACTCAAACTCTCTCTTAAGTAGTTCATTATAGGTCCTTTTTTGTCTTACTTTGCTCTTTTAGGAGCGCCGTTTAACATACTGCCGGCACTTTTGTCAGCAGTCTCACCTGCGCCTTTTTTCTCAGCGCCGTGGCCTGGTTCACTCTTTTTAAATGCAGTTTTACCAGCTTTGCCTCCTGGAACGTTGATGTTACCAGTTGACATATCTTTCTTAGCAGGATTCAACAATCCGCCTTGAGTACCTTCACTTTTTGATTCGCCACCACGTAGATTAGCTGTTGTGCCGCCCATGTTGTTTGGTTTAGCAACTATTGACTTAGCGTTAGCACCATTGTCTCCCATTTTTGCAGGAGCAATTTTTTCTACGTATTCACGCATTTCTTCTGCCGATGACTTCTTGGCTTTCTTGTCGTCTTTTTTAGCTTCAAACGCAAAAGATTCTTTTTCTTCGTCGTCGCCTTCTTCGTCGCCCATGTCATCCATGTCGTCGCCTTCTTCGTCGCCCATGTCATCCATGTCGTCGCCTTCTTCGTCGCCTTCTTCTCCAGACATTAGTGCATCAAACTCTGCTTTGAGTTCATCTAATGCATCTTCTAAATCTGCAAGACGACTGTCAGTGTCACCTTCGCCGTCCATGTCACCCATGTCGTCGCCGTCCATGCCAATATCGCCTAGCATGTCGTCATCTGCGTCGCCGCCCATACCCATTGGGTTGTTATCTGCTTCTGGAGCAAAATCTTCTAAGCCAAACATTTCGTCTAGCTCTTCGTCGTCTTCCTCAGCAGCTTCATCAACTTCTTCGTCGTCTTCTTCAGCAGCTTCGTCTAGCTCTTCGTCGTCTTCCTCAGCAGCTTCGTCAACTTCTTCGTCTTCTTCCGATTCTATAATCGATTGATAAATTTCACGTGATTTTTCCACTACGATTTCATGGAAAAGTTCTTCGGCGCCGGCACGATCTTCGTTCACTAGGCGCTCAAGCATTTCTTCAAACTTGTTGCGATCAGTCATTGTATTCTCCTATTTGTCAAGGCTGTCAATTATATTTACACTTTTTAAAAAAAAGTGCGTAGATATAGGCTCAAACGAGCTTATTTTGTATTTTAATTAGCTAAATTAAATCTTTTTATAAAACTTTCTATAGTTATATGACTTAAATTAGGTATTCCGACTAGCACATCTGGTACAAAGCTATTTGTATTTTCAATAACTCTGATGTATTTAATCTTTGTATATTTTTTTACACAGGTTGAAGTTTGGCGTGTCCAGTTTCCAAAGTAAGTTGCTCTATCGTCATTCTTTTTATAATTTAATGTTCCAGAGTAAACATTATTAACTAATTCTTTTTTCTTTCCTGTACCTTCGTAATCAAACCCTAAAATGTAAATGGTACTGTATTGGTGTTCGCTTGCTAAATTTAATGCACTTGGACCACTACTCCATCCTAAGTTTGGATTAAAAAGATTTAGCCCGTAAATTTCTCTAGTAAATCTACTGGGATTTGTCCATACTTTATTTTTTAAATGATATCCAGTAGCAGTAATTTCTTTAATCATTTTTGCATCAACTGCAACTAAATGATCCGGAGTAAATTCTCTATACAGTGCATTGCATCCGTAAATTTTACCATAAGGCGCTAAGTCTATTGTACGTATAGGTTTTCTACTTACACCGTTACCTAATACAAATGCTACAGAATTATCGTGAACAACTTCAGGATAAACCGATTTCTCTTCAGGCAATTTACTTGATAGTTTTTGTTGACGTTGTAGTAACTTTCTAAAGCGGCGCTCGTCTTTAGTTTCGTTAGGAATATATTCTTTAACCATGCACTACCTAATTACATCGGCGGCTGTGCTTGTGCTTGAGCAGCTATACCATACATCGAACGAATGTGTGAAAGATCTTTGTTTGTTTCTTTTCTATGCATGTCGTCTGCTCGTCTTGCGCGATTAATATCTTTCAACGTTAATCTAGTTTTTCTAGTATCGTCAAGATTGACTATTGATTGATCATGCTTTGCATCGAAGCGGTCGTCTTCAACTGGCTCCATTGTTTTTTTATCAAAATAATATAATTCACGCAATATCATAATGTATTTATGTTCCAAATGGTTGATTACTTGGAGATGCTGGTGCCGCACCTCCTATTGGGCTAGTATCTGCAGGTACATCAGCTTCAACATCAGGAGACACTTCTCCTTCGGCAGCGCCTAAATCGTTGCTTATGTCTGCACCTGTAATTCCAGCGCCACGCATTTGTGCAGAAGCATCTTGTTCAGTGCCTTCAAACATTTCGTCGTTTTCTTCTTTCCAAAGTCTTTCGTTTTCTGCAATTTCTTCTTTTGAAAGTCCTAAGAATCTTTGTAAAGCAAAACGATTTGATATAAATGGAATTTGTTGCATTGCTGTAAATGTATTAATTCTGTTGCTATCTAATTCAGCTTGTCTGTAACTTGCAAAGTTTTGTGGTGGTTGAAACTTTAGGTCAAACATTGCAACGTCGATGTTTACACCTTTGCCAGTAAGATAAAGTTTAAACTCAGCATTAAAAACTTCAGCTACTAAGCTTTGCAGACGTTCGCAGTAATTGTTGAAACGTAGTTCTTGAATGTATGCTGTTCCAACACGGCCGTCATTATATTGACTTGCACTGTCATCAGCGCCAGTTGGAAGGTACGAACTTGGAATACGTAGTCCGCGTACCAACTTATTAGTGAAGTATCGTAAGTCATCAATTTCTCCTAAGTTTGTACCACCCGGAAGAGTTTCAACTTTTGATCCGCGGCCTTCGGCAGTTTGGGGGAAGAAGTAATCTTCATTAATGCTTAATGGGTTGTATGTGCTATCAATAACGTTGGTGCCGCCGCCGGTTTTTGAAGGTATTCTTCTTTGGTGAATTTCTGTTTTGACACGTTCTACGAATTGCATAGCAAGGTGACTTGGCATATTGCCTACGTCAACATAAAACACTCTGCGTTCGGGCGCACGTTGCACACGATAGATAATAATAGCATCTTCAAGTAATTCTTTTTGTTTATAAACTTTAAAAATACTTTCAAGTAAACTGTTACCAAACGGGAAGTTGTTATCCAATCCTTCCGATAAAGAAACATGAACAACATGATCTGCGTTTACAGCAGTTTCGTTTGATTCATTCATAAATCTACTGGTACTTGCATCTGGCGTTCTACCAGTCATGTACTTTTGATCCATGGTTTGGTATCCAGGTTGGTTGCCGCCTGGGCCATATGCATTGGTTGTATTGATTTTTGTTGCACTTAATGTCTCATAAGCAACGTTTAAGTCTCGAATAATGTATTGTTCTGGTTTCTTACCTTCAGATTCGTTAACAATAATTTTTGTAAGATTAGCTGGATCAACATGAAACCATTTTTTAGTTTCTGGATCTCTAATAAAGAATTGATCACCATATTTAAAAATGTTGCGTATAATCTTAAACATTCTAGTTTCAAACTCATTGATCTTACACCATTGCTTTAGGTATTGTCCGAGAATTTGAATTTCTGAATTAGTAGCAGCATTGTTAAATTGTATTTTAAAAGGAGTATTGTTTTCTTTATTCTTTTGAGTACAAAACTCAGCAAGAATATCCAGTGCAGCATTGACTTCGCTATCATTGTCCATAGTATTATACTGTCCGTATCTTTCAATACGGTTAGGATTTCCAACATAAACATCCGGTAAATGGCTACTGTAATTTGCAGCGGCCGGTCCTAATCCTGTCCCTCTAGCAAAAGAAAACGGACTGTAACTTCCTGTAGCATTTATGTTTGTTGGTACGGGGGTGAAATACTTTTTCCAGCTCATTATCTACCAATTCCTCTATAAAAATCTGTTCCCAATCCTTTAACCCCTTTGACAGTTTTTTCCTGTAACCCAACACTGCTTTGTAATAATTCTGCAACCTTTATCATAGTAGTATTTAATTCTTCTACCTTTTTAATTAGAGAACTTTGGCTATCTGATGCAGCTGGTGTTGAGGTAATAGGTGAAACTTTTTTGTTTTGGAAATCATAAAACGATTGCAATAAATCACCAGCAGGAGTATTTCTCGGAACAACTGCTTCAGAGTTATGAAGCATAGCCATAGTGCCCGATCCAAAGTTTTGAAAACCGTTTGTTCCGTTGGCAAATTGGTTTGGCGTTCCAAAATCTTCTTGTATCGGTTGTTCTACTGTTGGCCGAGTATTAGTTTGATCTTGGTTATCACTGCGGCCAAGAGTTAACCACGAAAGCCCTTGGTCGCTTCTTGTCCATCTATTAAACATTCCAGCTAAATCTGTTTTTGCAAGATAATCTTCTAATCCAAGAACCGAGTTAGTGGTATTTGCTGCCCAATCAAGTAAACCTAGTCCAGCCTCGGCTGCAAATACAAGACCTTGATCAAGATTGCTTAACTGGTCTTCATAATTTTGCTCTTTTACTACCGACTGTTGTTCTGGAGTTAATATTGCGCCAGCTGCTTCTCGCTCTTTTAAAATATTAGCAGCAGCTTCCCCAAAAAACAATCCACCAGTTTGTTCATTTATACTTAAGATAAGATTGTCAACTAAATCTTTAAAAAAATTAGAAATAGTATTTGCTAAATTAGTTCCAGTTGGACCTTCCCAGAAGTTAGCAAAAGCATCTGCCATGCTTTCAAACAGTCCGCCCTGTCGTACTAATTGTCGATCATCTTCGCGTCCAACCATAACTTCCTTGCCAAGAAACGCATCAAGAACTTTATTGTACACTTGAGATAACAGTGATTCATCAGATTCACTATTTAACCCAACCCAGTCTATAATTTGATCAAACACCGATTTATCTGACCTACTATCTAACCCAACCCAGTCTACAAACTGATTGTACAAAGAATCTCCGGGTCTAGATAATTCGTCACCGAATATAAATTCCTGTATTTTTTCTAACAAGCCTTCCTTACGTACTTCTTGTGGTCCAGCTGGTGTCATTTCTGTAACTGTTGATCCTAAGAAAAGTTCTTTGATCCAAGTACCGAGCCCGGATAGTTGTTCCTTAAACGTATTCCAAAATCCCTGTTCACCGATATCTTTAACTAAATCTGACATCCATGTTGAAACTGCAACAAAAGATTCTTTTACACTATCTACAAATTTTTTATAATCATCGCTCTCGAGCCAAGCTGTAAATCTTCTAATTCCTTTTGTAACAAACCCCGATGGTCCAAATATTCCATATAAAAAATCTTTCATCGATGTTGAAACTTTTATTCCTGCCCCTTTAAGGCTTTGTGTACCAGAACCAAATAGTCTACCAATTGCTTCACCTAGATCTCCAAATGCATCAAATAGACCGTTGGTTTCTAAAGCTAAGTCATAAAACGAATCCACAAACATTTTTCTTAAATTAATAATTGCATTCTCAAATTTTCCAAGAGTGCCGGTTATTTTATCATTTCGCGCTTGTTCGTCTCTTGCTGCTTTTATATCTGCCATTGAAATTTGATCAAACTGATATCCCATGTCTGCTAAACTAGCAATTGCACCTGCAACTCCGCTTTGTGTTCTATAAAATGCAAGGGTTGTAGGATCTAAAGATTTTAAAAAATCTGATAAAGCAGGTCCGACATTTGCCATTCTTTCAATGAATTCATCTTCTGTTATATTTCCTGCATTTTTAATTAAATTAGAAAATTCTCTTCCAGCTGACCCCAAGGAAGTTTCTAAAGCTTTGGCCATGTCGTCGTTACCAATGAACCCCGAAGAAATATTAAGAATAGTTTCCCCCAAACCTGGCAACATTGCTGTTGCAGACGCTAGATTTTTGGTTAAATTGTCCGCGCCATCTTGACTTGCCCGTGCAGCAAGAGCTCTTATTCTGCCATCTGCTGCAATTTGTTCAGCAATATTAGCAAACTCTTCTCTAGTTTTTCCAGTAACTTTTGCAAGAGCATCTAAGTCAGTTAAATATTCAGCAGTTGCTTGTGTTAAATTTTTTGTATTAAGAGTTTCTGATTTTCCTAAACGTACTTGAAGGTCTACATAATTTATCAAGCCTTCGTTTATATCGTTAATAGTAAAACCCATTTCGAATAAACGTCCGCCTAGTTCACTGTTTCTTAAATTTTTACCTAACTCGCCAAATCTTTTTGCGCCTAGTGTGGTTGTTCCTCCAAACACTTTCATAATTTCAGAATTTTTTCGAATAAATGCAGCATACTGATCTAGTTCCATTCCGCTGTTTGCAGCAGAACTTATCATATCAAAAATAGAATTATTAAAACTTGCACCAACACTGGACAACTCTCTCCAAGTATCCACGTTGTTATCGAGATACCTAGTTAGTTTAGTTAATGAACTTTCAGCACCAAAAATTGCAGTAGAAAATTCACTTACTCTATTAGCACCCTGAGCAAACGATGTAACAAGTCTTCCGGTTTTTG